CTCTGTACGTTGTGTCGAATAATTGACCTGCTTGCGCAACATCAAATTTATATCCATACATTACCATTACGCCATTCTCCTTTTTTCATTTGCAATATTATTAGATTTTAAAATGTCAAGTAAAGTGTTTGGCTTTTCCGAATCATCTCTACGAGCTATATGACTTAATTGGTTCTTAATAGCTTCTGATGATGAATTATTAGAACTTTCAACTATCGCATCGAATCTACCAAGAATATATGCATCAGATTTATTGGCGGCATTAAAATTAGAATCCTTTACTTTAATAATTGATTCCATAATTTCCCTATCTGTTTTATCTTTAAAAGAATCTACATTGGTAACTTTTGAAGCTTTTGTCAGCAAATCAAGCCTTTCCTTAACTTTTTCAGCAACTAACGAGTCAATGTTAATTGCTTTTAATTCTTTATTTTCTTTAGTTAATTGATCAATAACTGCTTCAGATTTATCAAGCCTTGCTTGCATTTCTGCTTTATTGTCTCTAATTTCCTTTTCTTCAAGCTTGTCAAGTCTTGAAGTTAATTTGTCTAAATCTTCCATTCTAACCCTTTGTTTAATTATTAATTGATTGTGACTTTCAGGAATACCGTCAATATTAATTCTTGCAGACTTACCGGCACGACCGGTTGCTACAAGAGATAAATGATTGTATCTAATGTTTGTTTGACGATGAGTGTAGTGTTGACCGTTGTAAACACCTTCTTCAGGTAATAAATCTAGATTATAGCCCAGTGATAACTCTCGTTTACCTCCAGCCATAGCCTTAGTTCCGTTTTTATGAGTAATATTTAATGATGTTAATACGTGATCATTCGTTGAATCAACTCGCGGATCATCTCCGGTGAAACCTACAAGAGAGTATTTATCTGAATTATCAATATTAACAAGTTCCGGTGGATGATCATCAGTAATGGGAATACCTTTTAAACTATCCATAGTATCTTTATTGAATACGTCGTCAGGATGTCTAAGCTCATAACGGCTTGTACCATCATTATTTTTATATTCAAAAACTCCGGCTCTAGTTACATACGCCTCACCCCTGTAATAACCTTCTTTGGTTTTACTAAGTTTCGGTAAAGTTAACCTATCTAAACGTATCTCGTGCAATTTATTAAGCTAATTATTAAAATTAACTAATTATCAGTTTTATTTTAACACTTGTCAACTTATAAATATAAATTTTTTAATCAATTTTTATTTTTATGTATTATTACTTAATATAGCAATTGGCGTGCATCTACATTGATAATCTTCACCCGGTTGTTTTAAAACTGCGCCAATTGTAGTACGATTACGCCAGTTTCTATCGTTAATATTATTTTTATATATAGTTTGATTTGCCCATGTACATATTTTACCTTCAAGTACTCGATGAGATTCCCTAACTCTTGTACCGTCACGGGAAGTTAACCATTTGAAATTTTTAACGCCGGCTTCAATATACTGATGTCTTATGACAGACGCATTAAGTTTAGATATTTGATCTCTTGCTATGAGTTCGGCTCGACTTTTAGTTACTCCAAACTTTTCAACTATTTGTTTTCTTAATATTGTTGTTTTAGTGCCATCTCTATAACCTTGTTCTATCAATATAGCCACATCATTAAGTAGCTTATCAGGTATACTTTTAATAAGTCTTGAATTGGTAATCGACCAGACTTTTACCAAATCATCAAGTGATCTATTAACGACAGATTTAAATATATTTATAGGTTCTTTTGTAACAGTTGCTTTTAAGAAAGGTGCTAAAACACGGTTAACCTGGTTAAAACTGAAGTTAACCGTATCTTTAGCCAAGGGTATTAATTTTCGTAAATAAATAGCTGTCTCAAGGTCTATTATGCCCTCAAGTTCTTTTAATATGGTCTCTATATCGTCAATATCATCGAAACGTTTAAAATTATTACTTTCTAATAGTCTTGTAAGATTAATTAATATTTTGTCACGTATTGACTTAGTAATAAATCTTACAAAACCGTTAAGTAGTTTATCATATCTACTTTCAAGATAATGCGGATAATGCGGAACATTTGCGAGTATCATCTTTTAGTAATTTTTTTAACCGGAACATCAGGTACTTCTTTGTTAGTTTTCGATGAGCTATTAGGTATTTTTGTTTGAATCTCAGATAATATTTCAATAGCCCTAGATGTTAATGCATTAAGTTCTTCAAAGACCTCGTAAGTTTTCTCGTTAAGTATCCAGTTATATTTTATTCCGATATCGTAATACCTGATTATATCTTCATTATTACTTGCGAATTCTTGAAGTAAAAATAGCTGTTCGTTTCTTTTGTCTCTTTGTTCTTTAAGTGTCATAAGTTTATTCCTCTAAATTGGTTATTATGTCTAAAATTTCATTGTAAATAGCTACACGATCATCAAGCGCGGCTATTTCAGTATCCAAAGTCACTTTTTGAGTATTGGCATTAGTTATTGCATTCTCAAAATCAGATATTTGTAAATTATAAGTATCTTTCTGAGCTAGTTTACCTTCTTTAATTGTAGTTAAGTTTTCTATCGTCGTATTTATGTTGTCTATTTTTTCTTGTGTAGTACTCATTGTTTATCTCCTTTGTTTAATTATAACCGATTATTATATAATTCCATTTATACGTTGTACTTGATGCTAGTGCATTAGCCGCAGTAAATGTGAAAGTTGTAGTTGAAGTAGATGCTTCTGAAGTTTGAAGATTTGCCGCAGCTGTTGTTGTAGTATTTGCTTTAATAAATACGGCAAATGTCGCATAGGGCATTGCAGATATTGTAAATGTGCCAATCAATCCCGACGTAGCCCCGGTGCCGGTACTAATTGAAATTGTACCACATAACTCCGAACCTGTAATTGTTGCAACCGCCCCTGTTCCTGCGGCTGTTCCAAGTACCGCAGTAGGTGCGCCCGTAGTTCCAAGTAATTTTTTAGTTCTTGTAGTACCGTTAACATCACATGTATAAGACGGTAAAGTTAACCCCATGTTTAAGCCGATAAAACCTCCATAGATTGCAAATCTTGATATTGAGTCTGTCCTGCTAACAATATCAAGTACACCGCTGATGCTGCCTGAGCGAATCTCGTAGAGCTTTCCACCTGTTGCCGTGTTGTACAACTCTATCTTTGCACTGGAACTACTGCTAATAACCCTGAGGCAACTATCTTCACCGGCTATATTTTGTACTCCCCCGTAAATATCGAGTTTCGATACAGGTGTTAATAAACTTCCGATTACTAATGAGCCGCTACCATTCATATAAATTTTCGTAGCACCATCGTTTTGAAACTGTAAAGGCGCTCCGTTAATCGAATTAATGTAAGACACCCTATTAGAAGGAGAATCACCTATAATACCGATCTTTAAACCTGCCGTACCGTTCCTACTAAGCCAATATTCACTGGTTGTAGTAGCAGTAACATTAAGATTATTAAGTATAAAAGCTGCTGCAACGTCGTTAAATTGAAACGTCTCACTTGATCCGGTTATAACTTGCGTCGTCGGAAAATTTTGCCAAGTAGGTAAAGCACTTGACCCGTTAGAAGTTAACGTTTGCCCCAAAGTCCCTGTGCCTACATTTTGAAATATACCTGTTGCAGTAGTTCCAGCACATAAAAGAGAATAAGGAGTATATGTTGTTAATCCGGTACCACCTCTACTTACATTAATAGTAGATGCTTGCCAAGAACCGGTTACAATATTACCAAGGGTTAAATCACCATTACTCGCTATAGACATTCTCAACAATCCGGCAGTTTCATCTTTTATATTTAAAGTTCCAGTTGATGTTGAACCTATTGTGTATAATTTGCCGCTGGCACTTGTGTTACAAACTTCAATTTTAGCTGATAAACTAGAACTACTGGCTCTAATACAACTATCTTCATTGTAAACGTTTTGAATTCCACCGTTAACATCCATTTTGGCAAGTGCAAAACTAACTGCTCCGGTACCTAAAACAATTGCACCGTCTTTATTAATATACATCTTTGACACACCGTCGCTTTGTATATTTAAAGACTGACCGCCTATTAAGTTAATATATGCATTATTGTTAGATACAGAACTACCAGTTACTCCAATCTTTAAACTTGCAATTCCACCTCTTGAGAGTAAATATTCGGTTGTTCCTATCGAATTATTATTGTTAAATGTAAGCGTACCGTTCGATGAATCAACTTGTAAAACCGGATTTGTACCGTTTAATATATCGAATCCCCCCATTGTCAGATTGTTTTGTAATACAAGAGCATTGTATGACAACTTCATTTTTTCAATAGAAGAACTATTTGACTCTCCAAAAAACCAAATGAACTCATCAACTGTTGTAGAAACTTGGGAACGTAAACGTTTACGGCTAGGAGAGCTAGCTAAATCAGCCCCTATACCCAAAGTCTGGTGCGGGTTATCTGCTGTTTCATAAAATGAAAGCTTTCTAAAATCAGTACTATTAAGACCATAACTTAGTTTTAGTGCTGTAGGCGTAATACTAAGCGATAATGAGCCGTTAGCACCATTAAAAAAAGTATGGTTTTTATTTAACGGCGTATTGTAAATAGTTCCTATTGTGCTTAGATACCCGATACCTGATACATCATAAGTACTTGCCGGTGCATTTCTTGAAAGAATTAACTTTGCAGTAAGATCAGTATTTGCAAACTCTATTGTGCCCGTTGTTGTCGGGTCAATACTTATACCCAATTTAGGAATATTTAAACCGCTAAATGACGCAGTATTATTAAATACGACCGGCTTTTGAAAAGTAACTGATCCATCATTCTCGAAATCTATTATTGACTCTCCCATAGGATCATTATTTAAAAACCTTTTAATTGCAAAACTTCCGCAAGTGTCTGTTGTGATTGTGCGTTGAGCTAATCTAAATCCTGAAAAAGTATTGTTAGATAAATCAAGATTAGTAATTGTTGGATTACTACTTGTTGGAACCACTTTATTATATAATTTTAACGCCCCCAAAGGCTCAGGTGCAGCCCCATTACCCCAAATAAGGCGTTGTATTGATCCTTGGACGTATACGTCAGGATGTAAACCGTTAATTAATATTCCGCCTTCTATAATGTCTGCCATGTAACACTCGCTTTAAATTTTAATAATGAGACGAGTAAATTTATATTAACCGCGTCACTTGTACGTTTTGCCGTATTACTCAAGTTTGTTATTCGTTGAGTATTTAAATTAACCGTATCTTCAGCCACTTTAATTTCATCAAGAGTTAACTTTAACTCCGTCTCAACTCCGTTCTCGGTATCACCGGTACCCACTACATCCCCAGTAAGTACAATAGGGAAATTCAAGTTATCTATTCGTGTATTTAAGTCTATTATTGCTTGCTCAAGCGCAGCTATTCTGCTGCCATGATCTCCGAGTGTACCGAAAATAGTTAGTATTTGACCTTGCAGTATTGCAAGAACTGCCTGTATAGCCGTAATCTGAGCTTGTATTGTAGTAACTTGCGCTTGCAAGGCAGTTACAGTTATATCTAGCGCCGTAACTTGCTCCTGAAGAGTTGTCAATGTTTCTTCTATTGTTACAATATTTTCCTCAATTGCTTCAACCTTAGCTTCTAATTCAGTTAAAGCATCTGAAGCAATCAGAGTTACAGGAGCAGTGGGGCTACCTCGTATAATCTGATTTACACCGAGGGTAACCGTATCAATAATACCCGTTGTAGTATGTATTAAAACTGAATATGGTGTCAAATTACTTATATATTGTGCAAACGGAAATGATATCTCACCGGGTAATATCCCCGGCTTAGTTAAAATCCATGGAGTTGTTTTAAAAGTAATTAATGTATTAATTAAATTTATCCAAATATCATAAGAAGCCACTGCATTACCGCTACTTGTACCTTGCAACACTTCACGTATACCGTAATCCAGGCCTTCAAAACCGATAGTTATTGCATTTAAAACAGGTAACTTATCGAGGGGGATACGCGAATATGTGCTAACTTTACCCACATTGTTATACATGAACCCGTCAATCAGTTTATCCAGTACCTGAGCATTAGGGAATTTATGATTTTGAGACCCTATAAGTAAATTACTTTTGCGCATCTCAACTAAATCAAGTCGAGCATCCAGTAATTGCGGTGAAGCAATTATATTTCCGTCATAATCTCCAATCAATACATAGTCAGTAGCACATTTAATATTAAAATTAATGTTACCGTCTATTATATTATATATTAATGTCCAGTAATCATTAGTGATGCCGCCAACTAACTGATACATTGATAATTCTTCTATAACGAAGCATTGCATACCTTCGCTTCTGCGTTGAGTACTAATACCATCACGAGCTACGAGGGTAAAGACAGAATGAACACCCCCTTTACCTAGATTATCTTTATGTGTAGGGTAAGTATCTGCACCATCCGTCGTAGTAATATATCCGGTTACAACAAGTCCGCCATCTCTATTTATCATAAATTCCACCTCACACCGAAGTCATCGATCTTTTGTTGATTAGCTGCTATATGATTCTGCACTACGCTTTCTAAATAATCAAAGAAAGCACTATCTGAGGCATCAGCTTCCGTATCTTTTGTCAAATCAAGTAAGGGCTGAAAATTATATACATGCGTCTCAGCAAGCAAATAATTCTGCTCCATTAAAACTTCTTGAATATTTAACTCTTGTGACAAAGTTGTACTTTTAACAAACAAATTGAAAAGTTTACTTAAAGCACTCTCAACATCAGTCGTTGGCGTACCATGAAATCCATATGCGCCTAGACCTGCACCAAGATTAATTATACAAATTCGTCTAGCTTTAGGTTTAGACGTTCTTACGGCATTAATAGTCATTTTTACGGGGTTATTAGCAAATACTCCACCATCTGAATTTGTATTGCCGTTAAAACTATACGTCGGTAAGTAAATAGGTGCCGCTGTCGTTGCTTTACAAACATCAGAAACCAGAGCGTCAGTTCCTTTAAACGGAGGTGGTAAATTAACATTAGAGTAAAACACTCCCGTACTATTATTTTCTTCAACCACCGGAATAACAACTTTGGTCTTTAAATCAGACATCTTAACACCTGCAAAGTAAGCGTTTAAGTATTGATATAATATGTTATGACCAAAGTTACTATTGCCGTCATCAGGTAGACAAGGAGATTCATAAAAGGGCTCGTTTAATAATATAAAAGCTACTTTTTGTGCAAGACTTAATTTATTAGAATCTGTCGACGCATCGCAACCTATAGGCGCTAATCTTGACGTCCAAATACGTTTACACTGTTCAATATAAAAATTCATAATACTAGGGAAATCTACGCCGTAACCGAATGAACAAGATTGAACACCACCTGCGGACGCTCCACCTAGGCCGTCAGCACTTTTCCAAATATTGTTTATATCGATGCCCCAACGTGGAAAAACCAACTCAGCAAAACGAGCTCCTAAATAGCTTCTTGTGCTTCCGCCATTCGGAATAATGACTCTAATAGTATTTGGATCACTCATGACTTGACCTCAATTCTAATATCGCCGTTTAATATATTAAAGCTTCTGTAACATAAATAATCTTGGGTTACTCCGTATTCATTATTAATAGAGATTGTTTGAACATCATCTATTGCGATAGCCTCTTGCATATCAAGATCAAAAAACTCTTGACGTTCTCCCATAAAGGCAGGATAGCAAAACCACTTATAACCACCTTCATTTAGTACATATTCGCCGTTAATATCATCTCTAAGCTCTCTAATTCTTAGTGAAGTCAAAACATCTTGACTCATTTCACTCTCAATACTCTCGCCGACAAATATTCTTGCTTTGACAGGGATTACATAAGACCTATCTAAAGGAATATTAAGAGTGTCGATTGCAAATATTTTAAAAGTTATTAAAGTAGGCTCAATAAATTTAATTTCCGGTAAAGTAACTGTGTACTCACCTGTGTTAGCTATGTTTGACGCTAATATTAAGTTTTCGTTAACATATTTAATATTTATACTGTTTTCTTTAAGCAATTCAGGATTGTTAATTAACCAATAAGCTATATAATCACCCGCGTCTATCGGTTGCCCGATTTCTAGCTCAACAAATAAATCATTAATAATAAAGTTAGCAAATACGGGATAGTCATATCCATACAATAACCTTGTCCAAAGATTTTTTAAATTTACCTCATCAAAAGTTGATCCGGCTTTAATACCCCCGACATCAAACGGCATAGGCGTTGAATTAGTATAAAAAAATTCAGCTGAATTATTTATAACACCTCCACCCTTACGAATGCGTCCTGCGTCATATTCTTTTTTATTTGTAATAACAATTAAGTGATTTTTTGAATTAATATAAATTTCTTCAATGGTCTCGCCGTCATCACCTTTATCACCCTTTTGACCGGGCTCACCTTTATCACCCTTTTGACCGGGTTCTCCTTTATCACCCTTTTGACCCGGTTCTCCTACATCCCCTTTGTTGCCCTTATCACCCTTTTGACCGGGCTCACCTTTATCACCCTTTTGACCGGGGTTTCCTTTCTGACCGGGCTCACCTTTATCACCCTTTTGACCGGGCTCACCTTTAATAAAACCTACGTCATAAGACTTTTTAGATGTAACAATAATTAAATGTTCATTATTGTTAACGTAAATATCTGTAATTATCTCACCATCCATGCCATCTTTAGCTTTCGGTAAAGCAATAGTACTAATTTCTCCTGAAAAATAAGTTATTTCAATATTATCACCTTTATTAACTATTTCCTTTACGTATTCATTACTTTTTAATTTTGACAGTAATAAACTAACCAAAGCTAATAATAAATTTTCATCCTGCAATTTCATTAAATAGCTTCCAATATCTTTGAATACAACTTAGTTCTTATTACAGATTCGTCCTCATCATCTTTTCGAGTAACTTCTTCTTTTTTAACACTAGCCTCTACGCTAGCTATTTCTTCCAATAATGCTTGTTCTTCTGCAAAAGCCTCGTTAGATTCATGTAATTCTTTCGGATCAATATAAATGTCAGGCTTAAATTCACCGTTAGCGTAACGTTTCTCAAATAAAAACTTAGGATCGACAGCCCCTCGATCCATATAAATTTGGTCAACTTGCGCTATTTTATATTTTATATTTGCCCACTCTTCATCACTTGGAACCCTAAGAGACGGAAATTCCCACTCATAAGTAGACGGTCTTGTAGTCCAATTTTTCTGGTTCTCTAAAATCTCAATTATCCAGTTAATGCAGGGCTCAATCTCGTCAGTTCGATAAGCTTCAACTACATCATTCCAGTTACCGATATCATTGTCCATGTTGGCGTTTAATCCCTTTGCTGAACGACCGAATAGCTTGCTGATAGGAATCCCTGTTGCTGCACTAAGCGTCTCACTAAATCTATCCCATAGCTCAGGTAATCCCGCAACCGAACTACTTTGCTTATGATATTGCTCATTGTCAGCATCAAGTAAGATTGTATTCGCAGTTGATCTACTAAGGTCTAATAATTTAAGACGTTCAATTACCGGATTATCACCCTCTGCCGACAAATTCTCGGTAAGACTATTAACACTTAAAATTGTTTGAGTGAAATCCTGCACAATATCTATTGAAGATTTATTTATGATTCCATAATTTCTTAAATGTTCGTAAAGTATTTGCAATATAGGATAATCCCAATGACCGTTATTATTTTTCATGTGCTCCGGAGTTCTTTCACCACCAAAAATAAAACAACGAGAGTGATGTACATCAAAAGAAGTGCCGTACAAAGGTTGAACTCTATACCATTCAGGAGCTAAATATACATCTTCCAGTCTTTGTAACGGGTCTAAACTAACTTGATAACGATCAAAAGACTTAAATGTAACAGCACTTTTTATATTATTTATGTCTAAGGGTTGATAAAACTCTTTCCCGTCATCTACAAAGGCTACAAGTAATGCACCTCCGTACACTCTTGCAAGTATTGCAGTGTCTATTATATGCTGCTTAATTTTAAGTCTCTTAAGCTCGTCAAGTAATTCTTTCTCACAATCAATAAAACCCCTCATAGCATCGTCAACCACCATGTTAACAATGCGTCGTCCTACACTGTCAGACATGTAAATACTACTAAGTTCTTTCTGACCCAAAGCTCTGAAATTACCGTAACGAGTATTTTCAGCTCTACTGGCATTTGAACCCAAATGAGTTAAAACGTTAATCCAGCCATCAGTTCTTATCGTATTATTTTGATCGGTTCTTATCGTATTATGCCCCGAGCCTTTTATAATTCTCACAAAAGTTAATTAATTTATTGATAATAAATACAATATACACATATAATACTAAAATTTAAAGATATTAATAATATGGAGAAGTACGAAATCTGGTTAATTGTCTTTACGGTAAGCGTAATGGGCACAGCTTTCAAAATAGTTATAGAAGACTTAAGAATTTTTAAGATTTTAAGGATTAAGAGAATATTTATTATATTCAATAGCACAAGAACTTATAGAATATTAAAGAAGATGAAAAATACCGTTATGTATTATCATAACTATACTTTAATACCTTTATCTATAAGCTCTAAATAACTTGTAATCATCGTCTTGAGAGTGCTTATCAATATTACATATAAAGACACCCGCAGCTATAAATAACGCAACAAGTATAGCTGCAAACAATTTTGAATTTGAAGTTTCTTTCTTAACAAGATTTAATTCAGCATCACGTTTAACAATGTCTATTTTACCTCTAGAAAACGTTGCACAAACCCAAGGTTTCTTTTCATTGTTTTTACTTGCAAAAACACTATAATTATTTACACAATTAACTTTCATTTAACTTCCTCATATAGTTTTAACACCCCATTAGGGTTTTGTTCATCAAGTTTTCTAAAGTAGTTTGCTGCAATACCATAAGCTATAAAGAAAGGTAGACCTATAAGTATATAAACGTAATAACCAAGATAAGGTTGCAATAATAATATTCCAAACGTTGTTATGACTGCGACAAGTGCTCTTGCAAAAGCAAAGCTAAGTATACCGACCTGAACTCTTTTGCGAATCGGTGAGTTCTTAAACATAATTGGTTTAATGTGCATATCACCCATGCAGAAGAAACACCAAAGACTTTGTATTATTATTGCAAGCTCCCAGCTCATATAATGCGTTAATAAGAAGGGTGTAACAAGTAATAGTAATGTACCCATTGCATGCCTTGTCATAGCCATATTAAACGGACTATGCTTCTTGTACATAAGTAGTGCTATACAGTTATATAATATGCAAAAATAACATGCATCAAGGTTCCTTAGAGTTATTTGTAAATCCGAATAATGATATACTTCTGTAAATATACTGTTAAGACCGGTCACTGAAATAAATAGCGCAACGGGACCTAAACACTCAATAAAAAATGATGCCATATAAAACTTAAACCGCACTTTATCTTGTACAACATTTGCCGAATTAACAAAATCAGATGTCTCAGCAAGACATCTGCGCGCAAAATAACCTACGATAAATATTGCAAGTCCAAAGACAAATAAATATCTCCATGAAAAATAACCCTCTAGGGACAACTGAATACCATATAACGCTATTTGGCACCCTGTTGAGGCCATTAATATAAGCATCAAATAGCCGCCGAATATCTTTTTACCTTGCAAAAATTCAGTTAAATATACCTCACCACCTGCTCGCTCACCCATCGTCGCTATACCTTGGATTACTCTGAAGAATGTGAGCATTACACTTGCCCAAACTCCAATGGAATCATAAGTAGGTAAGAAAAATATGCCGACACATGAGATACCCATCAAGAATATCGTTATATTAATGACTTTCTTTCGTCCGTAATTATCGCCTATATGACCAAAGATAAATGCACCAATCGGTCTAAATACAAATGATGTACAGTAAGCAAATGAAGTTAATAAAGCTGAACTTCTTGCGTCACCTACAGCAAAAAACAGCTTATTAAGTACTGTTGCAAAATGAAAATATAAATAGAAGTCAAAATATTCAAGAAATGTCCCGAAAGACAATATGCTTACTACTTCTTTTTCTCTTTGTGTAAATTTAGTCATTTTTCTCCTGTATATTCTTTTAAATCCTCTCTTGCTAATTCGTTTTGCAAGTATTTCACGTAGTCTTTTCTAATTTCTACTATAATATGCTTATCCGTAGTAAAATGCGGAACAAATAGCCCTTTGTCAGGCGCAACCCCAATTATTTCTAATTGTACATTAGGGCCGCTCGCTTCTTTGGTAGCTATTAGGTTCCCGTCTCTACTTCTTAATTCCCATCTCATTTTCCCTCTCATTTCACCAAATCACTAATTTTTTATAATCTGCGCCTTTATTTTTCTTCATGCAGCGCTCAAGTGCATAACGCAAAGCATCTATTAAATGATTGTATGCGTCAACTATTCTATCAGTAATTTCCTCAGAACGATCATCTATTTTATAAGAGTATAGCTTAAACTCCATAGCAGTATTTACACAACGCGGATGAATAACTACTTTGTCAAAAGCTCTTATATAAGCTATACCATCTTCAATTGAACCTTTACCTTTCTCAACACCCTCAACCCTATAACCTCGACGTTTTAAAAATAATATAGTTTCAGGTCTTGCACTATCCGCTAATATCTTTGCTTTCTTAAACCCAGGTATTTTACGTTCAGCAACTACACCGATCTCTTCAATACCAATATCAAGGCTATATACTTCATGCGTTATATATAATGTATTTTCGTTAATATAACAACGAATAATTGCCGTATAGCTAACTGTAGAACCAAAATCTATACCATAATAATAATTCATACGCTCAGGTTCTTCAAAATCAGCTACCAACCACTTATTTTTAAATATTTGAGCATCTGAATGACTAATACATTCACCCTCATAAACATGCATGTAAAGATCATAATCAGTATTACGCATATGATCCATCATTGCAATCTCATCTTCACTAATCGGAAAAGGATTGTCTCGATAAGTTAATTTCTTAACATAAGATTTAGGAGGAGGTTCATTAACTACAAATTTTTTATAAACAACATCCGTCTCATACTCAGGATTTAACGTACATACAACTTTACAACCTCTATTACGAGTAATTGTCGGTAATAACTTTTCCCAGCTTACAGCTTTTATACTAGCAGCTTCTTCAATCCATAAAATCTTTATGTCGGGTATACTTTTCAAACTTTCAGTATTAGACCAAAGACCCGTAAAATAAAACTCGGTATTAGTAGGTATTGCAACAATTTTTGTTTCTGTAACTCGAAAGTATTTATCAAGTTCTAAATATTTGATTCTACGCTTTAATAATGTGTGTACACTGGCACTTATAGACTTTTGCGTTTCACGAGCACATAATATGGTAGAATTTATATACATTAAACTCGAAACTAAAGTAAAATCGGCAACACAAAAAGACTTAGCCGCATTCCTACCGCCATACAAAATATGATACATAAAATTACCGGTATATAACGGTAATATCCAGTCGGGAATTTTTAAACTTTTTTTGAAAACTGTAGACTCATCAGCTAATTTAAAAGCCGACATATTATTTTTTTTCTGTACTTAAAACTTCTAATTCTATAACCGGTAAAGCAATATTTGTATTTTCAGTCTCAACTTTATCAGTCTGTCCGAGCATTTGTTTACCTAACCAAATTTGCATCGGAACACTACCGTTTTCAGCATTTTTCCACTGTAAACGACGTAAAGAAATCTTACCGGTTCCCAGGTGTCTTTTATAGTATGCGGAAAAATTTTCGTAACCTTTCTCTTTTACTTTAGTACTTAATGTATGATCATCTACATCAAAAAAACCGCAAATCTCGTCACGAGTACATTGTAACTGACAAAGCTTTTCTAACGTATCAAAATCAATTTCAATTCTAGGACGTCCTACCGGATTTTTGTTGTTTGATTTTTTCATCTTAAATTTCCGTTAGTAACTTAACCACTTAGAAACTCTTTTATAATAAATATCAGCTAAAGACAAAGTCTCATCTACTAAAGCCTCTTGTTTTTCTTTATTACCCATCTTATCAACATTGCCGCCACTAATGCTTTTAGGGGTTTGCATAGCAAATTCAAGACATTTAAATTTTAACCATTGATCGTAATCTTTAAAATCCATAAAAACTAATATATTTCATAATAATTTAAAATATATTAATTATTTATGTATTTGTCAAGAGGTGATTATGAAATATTAAATACGATGGCTAAAAATATGATAACCATCCCAAGTACTTTGTCTCCAAAAATAATCCCAATTTACGTTTTTTTGTAAAGCTTTAATAATCCGGGCATTTGGGAGCCATCTACCCGTAAATATATAATACTCTTTAAATGAACCATCTAATTTTTCTTCCCAACGCCCTTCTAATTGCGACCAGATATTTTTAATAAACTCAAAAAGTTTAACATAGTCTTTAAAATGGTTAATTTCCCAAGTTTTTATAATTTCTAATGCTTCTCGAGTAGGAAAATCATCATTATCTAAATATTTGTTCATTTCTTAACTCCTTTAAATTTTATTTTCTAACATTGAGCGAATATTGCTCCTTCAAGATTGGCATCAATAAAATTAGTGCCTTGAAGATTAGTCTTTCTAAAATCAGCTCCCATACAATTAGCGTCAATAAACAATGCGTTCCGAAGATTAGCATGACAAAAACGAGTCCCTTTAAGATTAGCGTTTCTAAATATACCTCCTCTAAGATCACAACCCTCAAGACGAGCCCCCTCTAAGTTAGCCCCTATAAAATTAACTCCCTTCAACGAATGGTTTCGTAGATCAGAACCTTCTAAGTTAATATAAGAAAGGTTACGTTCTTCAATCCAAAACCTCATAAAACAAGTGTTACTTAAGTCCGCTTGTTCTCCGTCTTCTTCCTTGTTTAACCATTTCTTATGCCTGGATATCATCTCTCTTAGTTCTTTTGCTCTATACCTTTTTAACATCTTCTAGCTCCTTTAAATTTCATGTTCACGTCGTGGAGGTAAATACCAACCTTTGGGTGTAGTTGTACGTTTAGGGTAACCTTTATCATTCAAATAATTAACCGTTTGCTGCCTAACTTTTTCAAAATTCGGTTGACGCGGCTCTATACCAGCTAATACATTAATTAGCTTTGTAGCACTCCAGGCATTATCCTTATCAATAACAATATCTTTCTCTACTTCAAAAAACTCATTGAATAAATCTTCATATATAAAACCTACTTCAAATTCTTTATTAGCTTTTGCCCGCAATAAATTTTCTTCTTTAGTTAAATTATAAAGCGGATCAAACAAATATTGCTCGTATAACTGCCTATAGAGTTGTTGCATATCAACATCGTGCTTAACGTTACAAGAAATTACCGGTAGACACCAATATCTCGTACTCCCCGTATTATCACGTAAAAAAACATGATCGTTAACAGTTGCAAAATGCACTACCGTCCTTTTAGCTATCTCAGGGTCTTTAAAGTATTTAATATCGAATATATCCTGAGCTTTTGAAATGTAATTTTTCATTTCCTCTTGACTCGACTTACTAAAAGTTCCGACGAGCTCTCCTATTTCAACAAATACGCTGCAAGTAAGAGCTCTGGTTAAATGAGTTTTATCAAGATTTAAAGTTACACCTTCTTTAATATATGAACGAAATTTAAAAGGTAATAAGCTACTTAACCAGGTTGTTTTACCGATAAATTGTTCACCTTGAAAAACAAGCACATTTCTTGCACTAAGAATTTGATCACCTTCATTAAAGCAATTAAGAGCTACTACTTGCGTTAACCATTTCTTAAAATATGTTTTTATGAGTGATCCGAAATTTTGTTGAAAGTCTTCTCTTATTTTAACCGTACTAAGTAATTCATCCAATCTATCTTTACCGTCCCATGGGACACTTTCAATCCATTCTTTAATTTGATTAATTCTCTTATCTTTAGAAATACAATTTAGATATCCGTGTAAACCACCGGTAGGATAAGAATTATTGACACATAACGACTTGATTTTTTCTTTCGCGTAATTAGAATCGGTTTGTCTTTCATCTCCAAAATAAATTACTTCTTCACGAGCAATACTATCATAAAACAAACTTATTCCGTAATGATCCAAAAGTACTTTAAGATTCGGTATTGTCTCTTGTGGAGCGCCCTTATCGTTTCTATAACTAAGCCAATTACTTCTGTCAACTAAAGTATTTACAATCATACCGTTAGAATTTGCAACCTGCAATTTACGTTTACGCTCATTATTAGCTTGATAAATAATACTTTTGAGCGTAACCGGATTTCTTTTATCATTTCTAAACCCTTTCCACTTTCTTTTAGCTATCGATTTACCTTGGTAATAATTCGTGCCGTTTTCCTTGTCCTTTATTGTTGACCATTCATCCCAAATATTAAGCCCTTCCTCACTCCCTGCAGTTTGATGATGTAATGCCATACCGACATCTAACCACTCTTTATAGCCGAAATTTGATACATCGAGTTCATTCAAATAACTCCAAATTTCATCAATTGACAAGTTATCCAAAGGCCTATTTTTATGAGTAATTGTAAACGCATCTACCTCATATTCCTTCCCGTTAATTTCATCCTCTCCCAAATAATCTTTCCAATTGATATAACTCGTAAGAAAATCATGATTTATTTTAACAAATTCCTCATAATTGTCATTAGGCTTGAAAGGTAAATAATACATCTGACAAGGACTTACGGTAGCACCCGTATCAATGGCTTTTGCAAGTTCATCAGGAAGAGTTTTAATAAACCTTGTTGCAAACAGTTTAAATTGATTAACAGGTATCTCCTCAGATAGGAATAGTGAAATTCGGCATTTAGGAGCCCGTACAGTGTGGGAAAAGGTACTATAAGCTATGAATACCCATTTTGAAAAACTTAGCTCTAAAATCGCTTCTAATGCAGGAATATCGCTATACCAATGATCGACGTCCAAAACAAGCATAGTTCTTGATCTTAAATTCTCCAAGCGACGACGTGTTCCTTCAAAGTGACCTGCAAAAAAAGCTGAGGAACTGTCTTTAGTCCCGATGGTGTAAGTTGTGAAAAGTTTGGTTAGTTCCTCGAACGTGAATGTACGATCAATCGGAAAGCTGTCGGTTTTGTTTTGGATGAGGGAAAGTTTGTATTTCATAAAAAATCGATCTTCAAGTTGGTGGCTAGTGTCAACTTGAAGGAAGCACTAGCCGATTGCTATATTACCAAAACTGAATTTAAATGCAATAGCAAAATCGTAAAATAATGAAAATTTATTTTTGCATACTTCTCCATGGCATTCCGCTTAGGGTTCCGAGGGTTCTCTCGCGTACGCGCACGCAAATATACGAATCAAGTTAAGACTAAAAGTTTTAATACTTAAATACTCTTAATACTCTTAATACCCCTAATACCCCTATAATAACTAACGTATATTCTTTTTATAAAATGGAATGTATGTATCCACTTTCTGCTTACATACATACATTCTCTTTTTTTTTATATAATAGAATGTAAAAAGAAGGGTAGGAGGGGTATTTACATATAAAAAACCTTATATGTAAGCCATTTTTAAATTTCACATACATAATAAATTTTATATATAAG